CCCGCGGCGCTGGAGGGTTGAGGACTCCGAGATCGCGGCGCGCTTGCCCGCGTCGGGGATGGCGTCGAGGTCAATGCCGACGAGCCATCCAAGCCACGCGAGCCATGTCCTCGGGGCCGCGTCAGGATTCGCCAGCTCGGCCGTGCCGGTGACTGAGGTGTCCGGGTCGCCGACGTCGGCGAGACGTAGGGCCGGTCCCATTGCGGAGGCGGTGGCCTTGCCGAGGAAGGTGGCGAGGGTGCCGGGGTCGTCGTCGCGGACGTAGTCGGGGAGGAGTCGGTAGACGTACTCCTCGACCTGGGCCTCGGTGCGCGGGGTGCCCATCAGGTGACCGTGATCGTGACGGTGCCTGCCTTGGCGAGACCCGCGGGCGTGGTGATCGTCGTCGTCCCGCTCGGGGTCACGGTGCCGGAGCTGACGTAGTCGACGCCTGGGACATCCGAGAGGACGTCAATGATCTGTGTGTCAATGAGGGATGTATCCCACGGCCAGCGGTCGGTATTGACGTACGCGCGGACGGCGGCGACACAGGCGTCTCGGACGGCGTTAGTGTCATAGCCTGCGAGGGCGACCACGGTGGCGGCGATGTTGATGGTCGTTACGGTCGACTGAATTACGACCGGCGTCATCATTGCGGCGCCGCGCTCATTCATCTCGGCGGCGAGGGTCGTGCGGGTGCCTGACGCGACTTGGGCCTGATTGCCGTACACGGCGACGGTGACGTAGCCTAGGTCTGAGGAAGTGTTCGCGCCGCTGCCATCCCACAGGTCGTAGGCCTTGGCCCGCTTGACGGCGGGATTCTCCAGCGCGTAGGCCGTGAAGTGATCCGCGACCACGAGGGATGAGGTCACGCGCGCGAGTCGAGTCGAGGCGCGCTCAATGTAGGCGGCATCCGTCTCGGGGTCGGCGCCCCCGGTCAAGGTGCCAGACAGGGCCACCGAGACCGCAAAGGGGATGGAGTCAAGGACGTCTAGGGCGGCGCCTGAGGTGATGGCGTTGGGCTCGGTGCCGGGCTCGGTGGCGCGCACGGGGACCGACAGCGTCGCGCCGGTGCCGGTAGTGGTCGTGCTGACCTCTAGCTCAATGTCTGAGTCGGGCACCGCAAAGCGCAGGCCCGCGCTCACGGTGACCGTGCGCGAGGTGTCGAAAGTGATCACGGCCGTCCCGGTGGCGGCGGCGCCGGCGTAGCGGGCGACGTCGTACAGGGCGAGGATGTCCTCCTCGATGCGGCCGGGGAGTCTGTTGAGGGCGTAGATCAGATCGGCGGCGCCAGTCGCAAAGGCTTCTAGGAGGACGGTCTCTAGGGCGCCATTACGGGCGTCCCACGTTGGGAGCGCGGCCTGGACTGTGGCGAGCATGGCGTCAAAGGTCGCCTGTGGGTCGCGGTCGTCCGGGGTCAGCTCTACACGGGAGAGGCCGAGGTCACTCATCTATGCCCTCCAGGCGGCGTCGATAACGATGTCTAGGTCGGTGCTGTCGCGGGGTGTCAGGGTGACGCCGGAGACGACGATGTCGGGCTCGCACAGGTCAATCGCCGCGCGGACGTCTGCCTCATCTACGCCGTCGGCGAGCGGGTCGGCGAGACCCCAATCGGGCGCGAGAGGTCGCTCACCGATGCGGCAGGAGACGACGTGGCGCACGAGCTCTAGCGCGTGACGCTTGCCGCCTTGGGGGATGATGGCCGCGGCCCCTGCGGAGTCCAGCCGGAACGGGTGCGCCAAGGTCGCGCTCATGTGTTCGCTCCAGTCTCAATCCGGCCGAGGATCACCCAGTCGCCGGGGCCGACGGTGGCGATGAGGACGCGATCCCCGGTGGCGAATCTGTCCGCGACCGTGTCAACCTGGGCGAGGCTGTGGGTGTGGGTGGCGATGGCGTGGGTGTGCGCGGGGGTGCCGCCGCTGTCTGTGGGGCTTGTCCCACCGGCCGCCGTGGTGCGAGAGGCTCGCCGCATCTTGGGGCCGATGAAGTCCAGGGGGCCGACCTCGGAGGACCCGTAGAGGTCGGGCATCTGGACATAGACGCCAGCGGACGTCGCTCGCGTCACGATGCCGCGCTGGAATCCTGAGCGGAGGCTCATGTGCTGCCGCCCTTCTTAGATGGCTTGCGGGGCAAGGAGCAGGAGACGTCTGCGGGGGAGTAGTCGTCGTCTCGGTAGGACACGGAGTCGACGAGCCACAGGCCGGAGTAGCGGCCAGCGTCCTTGAGCTGGACGCGGTGCCACGGCCGGAGCCGTCGCCCGTAGGCGTTGGGGAGCGACAGGTCAAGGGTGCCGCGGGTCTCGGTGTCGTCGTCGGACAGATTGACCGACATTGCCAGGGCGTCGCTGCGGACGTCTGTCTTCCAAGTGACCGGCCATGTCGGCAGGCCCGGCCCGCCCGTCAGCGCCCAGTACGGGTCGCCGAAGTAGAAGGTGTCCCCGTGCTCGACCCATCCCCACTCCAGCTCCCCGGCGAGGTTGCCGATCACGTCGAGGACGCTCTGCCTGTCTTGCTTGCCGCCTTGGCCGATGGCGATGCGCTTGGACGACGGCTGGGCAATGGTGCGCCCGCCTGCTTCCTTGACGCGGCGAGTCACCCACTCGGTAGGGGAGACCTTGACCTCGGCGCCGATCTTGAATCGGGTCCGCAGATTCTTGGCAAGCTTGGAGCGACAGCGGTACGTCCAGGTGATCCCGGCGCCGTAGACGGCGTCTATGGAGCCGACCTCCCACGAGCCCGCAGGGTCGTCGGTCATGGTGACCGTGGTCCCTAGGGCCGCGATAGGGCTGCCGTCTAGTCGTCCCGTGGGGTCCGCGGCTGTGATTGACAGCTCGGCGACCTGGCCCGTCCCGTAGTCGAGGCTGATGTCGGTGACGACGTCGGCAAGCTGGGCGGCGATCCTGCGCGTGGCGATTCGGATGACGTCTGCGCGGGGCTTGCGCTCAGGCATTAGGCGTCCGAGGGTGACTTAGGCAGACGGTCAGGGCGGCGCGAGCCGAGGCGCTGGGCGGCGCGGACCTGGGGCGAGCGACGCGCGGGGGACAGCGCCTCGTAGTCGGGCAGACCCGCGGGTGGTTCCGGCGCGGGCACGCCCTCCGGGCTTGGCTCATTGAAGGCGACACTCATCGCTTGGGCTTCTTCTTGATCGGGCCTACGGGGACGGCGGCATCGGACGAGGCGGTCATGGTCAGGGACACCTCGGCACTAGAGGGCTCGCCACTTGTGTCCCAGTCGAGCTCGGTGATGCCTAGGTCGGTGATGCGGTACGCCGACGAGCGGCTTGCCATCTTGACGGTGACGGGCTTCTTGGCGGTTGCCATTCTCCGTAGGGCCGCGAGTACTTGGCCGACGTTGCCGGGCTGCTCGGGGTTATTGGTAGCGACAATGCAACCGATCCGCAGCTCCGGCAGGGGATCGCCTGAGCGCACAAGAAGGGGCACGCGGCCGGGGCGATCCTGTGTCTCGTAGATGCCTGCGAGATTGGACGAGCCGATCTCATCGGGCCACCACGGCAGGACGACCTCGCCGATGGCTGGGGCGCTGATGCGGACCTGGCGCGCGACCTCTGAGGCGTAGCCGGGTACGCGGACGCTCACACTCACGACCGCTCCCGCTTGATGCGCTCATGGCGTCGCAGCGCCCACAACACCTCGGACTGGACGTCGATCCCGCTGTCGGCCTTGATCTCGCCGATATTGATGACAGGGGCCCCCGCGCCCACGAGCGCAGGCTCGGAGCCACCGCTTGAGACGATGGGGGGCACGGGGGAATCTAGGAACGATGGCATAGAGCGGTCGGCGTGGTTGAGCGCGTACAGGCCGGAGTCGCCGAGCGCATTGCGGAGGGCAGCGGCAGCACCGGCGCGCAGGACGTACTCGCCTCGGGACGCCCAGATGGGCGCCAGGTCGGACGTCGGGCCGCCGTAGCCGCCACTAATCCACCCATCGGTGTAACCGCCATGTCGAGGGCCGTTGCCTTGGCCGGTCGTATTGCCGTAGGTGCCGCGCGAGTCATTGAATCGCAGAGTGATCTCCACTACGCGAGCGCGGACGGCGCGGTCAATCTGAGTCTCTAGGAGTCTCGCATTGCCACGGGCGCGCAGAAGGCCCGCGTCAAGATCGGGATTTAGTTTCATCCCAGCGTCACTCGCGGCTGTACGGATGTCGTCGATGGCCCGCTTAGTGAACTTGGCCCGGTCGCCTGGGTCTTGAATTGCCGCGGCGGCGGTCGCCATGTCAGCGGCAACGGCGCTAGCCGTCGCGGCGCTGGGGTCTGCGATGAATGTCTCTAGTGAGGCCTGGTAGGCGGCGAGCGCCTGCTGTTCGCTGATCGTGGCTTGCAGTCCCTCTAGGCCGCGCGACAGGTTGTCGGTGGCGGTGGCGGCGTTCTGGTTAGCCGTCTTGAGTGCGGACGCGGCATAGGACGCCGACCACGCCTTGTCGCGGTACTCGCCGACCAGAGGATTGACCCTCCGCATGGCGGCCTCGACTGTGCCGGAGGTGTAGGCGACGTCCTCTAGGCCACCTTCCGCGATAGCGGTCGCGCGAGTGGCGGCGCGCCACGCTTCCTCGCCGCGCTGTACCTCGGAGCGTAGGCCCATGACGTTGCCCTCAAGGGTCGCGAGGAGCCCCTTCTGGGAGCCGACGCCAGCGCGGTTGACGGCCTCGGCCTTCTTGATGCGGAACGCCTCCCAAGCGTCGGCGCCGCCGATGACCGCGGCTGTGGCATCCTC